TGCCGATGCAAAGCAAATCAACTGGATCCTGATCCATACGTCCTGCGTTGTCTGCCGCGATAAGTACAGCTACATCAAGCTGTTTACGCCGGGAACCGACAGCCGGACAGCAGACGGTTATCTGTATCAGAACCGTAACTTTGGTGATCTGTTCCTGTTGGAGAAAAAAGTAGAAGGCTGCGCCATGAATGTGGCAGCCGGAGCATAAGGAGGTCAACGATGAGAGCAGTTAAGGGAAATAAGGAATACATGATTGACGAATCCCAGCAGAAGTTTTATCAGGACGGCGGTTTTGATATCCTGGGGGACGATGGGAGTGTTGTGGCTTATGGACGTGGCAAGACAGTCACATATGATGAGTATGTGAAAGTCGTAAAGGAGATCGAACACCTGCAGGGAGTAGCAGCTGAGCGGTATGAAGAATTAGAAGCCTTAAAAGAAGAGATTGCAGGACTCAAGGCTGCGAAACAGGAACAGAAGGCGCCGGGTAAGAAAGCTGGTGAATAGTATGGCCTATGAACCATATGTCACATCAGAATATTACTTTAACGAGTACCACGGTACAGTCCTGAAGGAATGCGCTGATATCCACCAGATCCTCCGGCAGGCCAGCCGGCATATAGATTCCCTGACTTACAATCGGATTGTAGGCCGGGGGATTTCCAGTTTAACGCCTTTTCAGCAGGAAACAATCAGAGAAGTGGTCTGCCAACAGGCTGATTTTGAACACGAGAATGCTGATGAGATCAGTACGATCCTGTCCAGCTACAGCCTGAATGGGGCATCTGTCCAGTTCGGGCAGAGTTGGAACGTCTACACGGATAAGGGTGTGGCGATGAAACGCGATACATACGCCCTGTTATCTCAGACGGGCTTGTGCTGCCGGTTAGCGAGGTGATTTGATGAGATACCCATGTTTAGTACCTAAAAAGCTTTGTAAAGTAGATATACACGTTCATTTGGAGTCCGAAGACGTGAATAACCATGGCGAGCCGGAGCAGATGCTTGATCTGGATCTGAAATGCAACTTTCAAGACAGGGCAAAGACAATACTGACCACGGAAAAGAAACTGGTCCAGATCACCGGCACGGCCATGTTCCCGGGAGATATCGCTCCGGACTTCCCGACACTCAGCGGCGGTACGGTGACCGTGTTCGGCCAGGTGCGCCGGATCGAGCAGGGCATGAAAGCCAGGAACCCAGACGGCACGGTTAATTATTGTCAGCTGGAGGTGATCTGATGCAGGTAAAGTCATCGGTGAAAATGCATTTTCCACGGATCAAGCAGCTTACCCAGGCGGCAGTCATCGCGCTGGAAATGACGGCGGAAGCGCTGCATACAGAGGTAGTACAGGCGCAGGTTATGCCATTTGACAGCGGCCATCTGGAAGAAGATGCATCGTTCGTAGATTACAGCGAGTCGAAGCATGGGAGAGCGAGACTGGTTTCCAGTACGCCATATGCTCGGAGGCTCTATTATCATCCGGAATATGATTACCAGACAGATGAGAATCCGTTTGCCGGCGGCGAATGGTATGCGCCGTGGCTGAAAGGCGGAAAGCAGGAAGACTTTGCAAAGAAAGCCTTCAAGCAATTTTATAAGAGAGTAGGTGGTGTATGATGTTGACTCTGGATAGTATCCGCAGTTACATTGCAAGCCTGGGAATCGCTGACGATAACAATGTCTATATCGGTAAGTTGAACGGCAAGAAGGAGCATTCAATCGGCGTGTACCATAGAAAAGACAGTGGCCCACCCGTGATGGCTCTGGGTGGCTACGAATACAGCAGCTACGATATCCGGCGTATCTCCCTTCTGATCCACTGGGATAAGAGCGTACAGGCATCGGAGCAGGCCGCCTACGAGTTATACGAGAAACTTAAAAATGTATCCAGCCTGTCCATAGGGGATACGCCCATTCACTGTATTATCCTTCAGGTCCCGGAGCCGATTGATGTGGGGACTGATGATAAGGGCGTGTACGAATATGTGATATGGCTGGATTTTGTATATCAGAGAAAGTGAGGATTGAAAAATGGCAGAAGCAGCAAGAGTATTTCCGGTACATAATAATAAATTTAAGTTTGGAACGAAGGGATTGGAAAGCGCAGACGCAGATATGGTAATGCCGAAGGATTTAACTAATTTTGCGCCGGCCATCGACAATACAACAGATGAGTGGTACGCAATGGACGCGGAAGGCTGGGCAAAAAGCGCAGTTGTCGGGAAGAAACTCAGTTTCTCCTTCCAGGGAAAGAGAAGCGTAGGTGATCCGGGGAATGACTACATAGCTGGTTTGTTCATGGCTATGGGCGGCGATGCAATGACAAAGTTTGAATGGGAAATGGTATCTGGCGCAAAGCTGGCGTTTGACTGTGTAATTAACGTAACGACACCGGGCGGTGGAGATACTGCGGCACTTGACGCGCTGGAATTTGAAGTGGTTTGCTATGGGAAACCAACATTTACGCCAGCGGCGCCAGCAGCATAAGGAGGAATAAGAGATGGCAAAAGTAATTGATATCACAGATAAGCTTACCTTTGACGGGAATCCGTCATTAATGATTAAAGGCAAAAAGCTGGAGGTTAACGCTGATGCTCCAACTATGCTGAAAGTAATGAATTTCATGACAGCGGGCGGTGTAGAAATCAATCAAATCAATGAAGCATATGAGCTGATTTTCCCGGAAAAGTCCCGTAAGGAAATTGAAAAATTTAAATTAAACTTCGAGGATTGGACGACTGTGGTAGAAGCGGCTATGGACCTGGTAGTAGGCGAGGAAAACAGCCAGGGGGAGCAGTGACCCGTACTACGATTTGTTTGAAGACTGGAATTTGATTATCTCCAGTTTCCTGTCGCAGTACGGGCTGAGAATAAGGACAAAAGAATTTGAGTCAGTTAGTTGGGATGAGTTCAAGTCCCTTCTGGCCGGAATAGATCCGGAGACCGTGTTGGGGCGTATCGTGGCGATCCGATCAGAGACGGATAAAGATGTAATTAAGCATTTTACTACAGACCAGAAGCGGATTTACGATGAGTGGCATAAACGTCAGGCTGCACAGATGAGCCCGCAGGCATACGGCCAGCAGATGGAATATCTGGAACGGCAGATGGCTTTCCTGTGCGGAGGTGGTTGAGATTGAGAAGATAAAAGCAGAAAGAGAAAAAGTGAGGTGCCCGTATTGCGGGTACCCTGTTAATGCAATCAGAAATCAGGACGCCAGGTGTCAGGGCGTCTTTTTTAAATGCAAAAATAAGGATTGCAAACGGGAATTTGAATTAAGAATCTAAGACGCTGTGCCGATGTGCCTGTCTTACCAGATGAGTAAAGGCAGGTGATAGTATGGCAGCTGAGAGCGTCGGACAAATTGGTCTTGACCTTACAGTAAATGATCGAAGTTTTAAGAAGCAGATGGTCGGCATTCAGGGTATGGCAAAGAAAGCGGGCGCCGCCCTGGCTGCCGCATTTGCAGTTAAAAAGATTATAGATTTCGGGGCTTCCTGTATTGAACTGGGATCGGATCTTGCCGAGGTCCAGAACGTCGTTGACGTGACATTCCCGCGAATGTCAAAACAAGTAGATGAGTTCGCCCGAAAAGCGGCAGGATCCTTCGGCCTGTCTGAAACGATGGCAAAGAAGTTCACGGGTACGTTCGGCGCTATGGCGAAGGCCTTCGGATTCAACGAACAGGCAGCCTACGAGATGTCTACGGCCCTTACCGGTCTGGCTGGAGACGTTGCGTCGTTTTACAACATCAGCCAGGACGAAGCATACACCAAAATGAAGGCGGTGTTCACCGGAGAAACTGAGGTCTTGAAAGATCTCGGAATTGTCATGACCCAGAATGCACTCGATGCTTATGCCATGGCAAACGGATACGGTAAAGTTACGGCCAAAATGACCGAGGCCGAAAAGGTGGCATTGCGGTATAAGTTCGTGACAGATCAGCTGACCCTGGCCTCCGGGGATTTTATCCGGACGTCTGACGGATGGGCGAATCAGGTGCGTATCCTGCAGCTTCAGTTTGATAGCTTAAAGGCAACGATCGGCCAGGGACTTATCAATGTACTGACTCCTGTCATTAAGGTTATTAACCTTATAATCAACAAGTTGATGAGCCTGGCTAATGCTTTTAAATCCCTGACAGATATGTTTGCTGGGAAGAAATCAGGCGGAGGCGGAGCTGCGGTTG